CCGGCGAAGACATATCGATTCCTGCGCGGACTCAACATCGAAGTTGAGGTTGTATGAGTTCACTCGCCAACGTCCAACTCCATCTCGTGGATGACCTCGCGACAGCGAATGAGATGATGCGTTGGTGGGGCGAGCGGCGCGATGGTGGAATTGCCGTCGACACTGAGACTGAGGGGTTGCGCATTGAGCACGACAAAGTCCGACTCGTGCAGATCGGTGATGAAGTGCACGGATGGGCGATCCCGTGGCAACGGTGGGGCGGTGTATTCCTGGAAGCGATGGACCGGTATGAGGGTCGCCTGATCTTCCACAACCTGAAGTTCGATGTCGGGATGATCCGTGCAACCTGCGACTACCAAATGCCACAGGACCGCTGTGACGACACGATGCTGATGGCGCACGCCATCGAGCCAAACATGTCCGGCGGCTTGAAACAACTCGCCGGTCGGTATGTCGATCCCATGGCGCTCGCTCTTCAGGATCAGTGGAAGAGCAGTACGGGTTGGACGTGGGCGACAGTCCCAGTTGATTACGAGCCGTATTGGACGTACGCAGCGATGGACACCGTCCTCACTACTCGACTCGCCGCTGTGCTTGCGCCGAAGGTTCGTGAGATGGGCGCTCAGCGAGCATACGAACTCGAATTGGCCGCAACCTGGGTCGTTGAGAAGATGGAGCGGAACGGCATCATGGTCGACCGGCCATTCGCCAGTGAGGCGCTCGTATCGTTCCGGTCATACGCCAAGTCTGTCAGTGATTGGTGCGCTGAACACTACGGCGTCCGGCCGAGTCAGAATGCATCGGTCGCGCAACGACTGATCGCCGACGGTATCCCGCTTGACAAGACAACCGGCACTGGTGCGGTCCAACTCGACAAGTTCGTGCTCGGTCCGATCGCACACCTACATCCACTCGCAAATGCGGTTCTTGAACACCGTCGGTACTCCAAGCTTGCGTCGACGTACCTCCGACACTTTGTTGAAGAGACGTCAGATGAAGATCCGCGACTCCATCCAAGCATCAAGTCGTGTGGCGCTGTGACGACGCGCATGACGATGAGTGCGCCCAACCTCCAGAATCTGCCACGCTCGTCCGAGGACAATCCGGCTGCAATCACGGTTCGTAAGGCGCTGATCGCGTCACCTGATCACACGCTGTTGATGGTCGACTACGACCAGGTCGAGTTGAGGTTCCTCGCTCACGTATCGCAGGACCCCGGGCTGATCGCGGCATTCACCGACCCAGACGTCGATGTGTTCACGGCCATCATGCGTGAGTTGTGGGCCGAGCCGACGCTCCAGCGGAAGGACGAGCGCAGGCAGCATACAAAGAATGCCATGTACGCGATCGGGTATGGTGCCGGTGCCGCCAAGTTCGCGAAGACGGCCGGACTCCCACTCGAATACGGTCAAACGATGTACGCCATGATTGCAGACCGGTACCCGATGATGAAGGGCCTCAACCGTGAGATTGAAACTCGGGCTATGCAACGCAAGTCAGCCGAAGGCATCGCCTACGCCCGCTCACCGCTCACTGGGCAGATACACCCAATGGACCACGACCGGGTGTACACGCTCGTCAACAAACTGGTGCAAGGTGCCGCAGCCGAATTGCTGAAGATGAAGTTGGTTGAACTCGACCACGCCGGCTTCGGTCCGTACCTCGTCCTGCCAGTGCATGACGAGATCATCTTCGACATGCCGACGGACCAACTGCCTGAACTCACTCACACTGCTTGTGACATCATGGCCGACGACCGTCTCATCAATGTCCCCATCACTGTCGCGCCATCGATCGGTCAGTCGTGGGGATCCAAGGAGGATTATGTCCCGTGATGAACCGCCGTCACATGGCACTCGTTCGAGGTACAACTGGCGATTTGGACCGTGCAATTGCGATGCGTGCACAGCCGCGAACACGGCAGATAAGCGAACTCGTCGCACTGCCATACGCGCCGGTACTTATGCACCGCGTCCGTATCGACAGCCCAAGCGTCGCATCAAACTCCCGGAGAAGTACATCCTTCTTCCGCCGCACGGTACTTATGAGCGGTATCAGTCTCGTCTTTCTCCTTGTCATGATGCATGTTGTCGCGAAGCGAATGCGGCGCACGTGAGAGAGTGGAGAATGGAATGACCCTCATCCTCGCTGTTGATCCTGGCAATATGACCGGTTGGGCGTGCATACAGACGACAGATCACTGGTACCCCCAGCATGTCATCGCGGGACAGAATGAGTCTGATGAATTCCTCGACTGGATCGCAGATGGGTGGAACCTCGACCAGGATCATCTCATGCTCGTTGAGACCTTCACCGTCACTGCCCAGACCGCTCGTCTCAGTCAGCAACCAGTACCGATGGAAGTCATCGGCGTCCTGAAGTTCCTCGCTCGCCGCTCCAGCGCTCAACTCCAGATGCAGACTCCAGCAGCTGCCAAACGATTCTGTTCCGACGCCCAACTGCGGAAGATCGGCCTCTGGCAACCCGGCAAGGACCACGCTCGCGACGCCATCCGGCACCTCATCTTGGGAATAGTTACCCACGGGACTGGACAAGCACGCGAAGAGTTGATACAATCTCTAATATGACGACGACACAGACAGGACGCTGATGCCTCACGTCCACGTCAGACACGACACCCCCGCCAAGCGATTGGACGTGTCGTGCGATTGGTCTGACAAAGAACTGATCAAGACGGTGCCTGGCGCCCGCTGGGATGCGAACCGGACGGTCTGGCACGTACCGATGACTTGGGCTGCTGCCGTGCAGCTCAGAGGTACGTTCGGTCACCGCCTCACGATGGATGACGTCGTAAGGGATTGGGCGCGCGTTCGCAGAGAAGAGGTCGAGACGGCGCGCAAGTGGCACGACGTCATCGATCCTGGCGTGGAGGTCGAAGGCCTCTACCCTTGGCAGGTCGCTGACTACTACTGGGCGAACGCCGCCGGCAGCGGGATGTTGCTCGGTAACGATCAGGGAACTGGCAAGACGATGGCCGTCGAGGTCGCTCTCCGCAGTATGGAAGGCGCCCTGCCCGCCCTCGTCATCTGCCCGAATAGCGTCAAGCGAGTCTGGGAAGCTGAAGCGGCTCGAGCGATGCCGGATGTCAACGTGTACGTCATCGGCGGGGGCGCTACTGCTCGACAGAAGACGATCGCTGCCGGACTCGCCGATTCGCGTGGCGTACTCGTCATCAACTACGAATCACTGCGATCTCACTCTAGGCTTGCGCCTTACGGCAGCATTCGGTTGAAGCGGTGCCAGGCTTGCGGCGGTGAAGACCCGAAGGTACGCCCCGCTCAGTGTCATAGTCACCACAAGGAACTGAACGGTACGGGCGTCATCAAATCGGTCGCGATCGATGAAGCGCACCGTTTGAAGGATCCGAAGAGTCAGCAGACACGAGCCGTGTGGGCAGTCTGTCACGATCCCTCTGTGACACGTCGGATCGCCATGACCGGCACACCGATCGCGAATCACATCGGCGATCTCTGGTCGATCATGCACGCCGTCGCGCCAGACGAATACCCGACACGTTCAGCCTTCCTCGACCGCTACGCACAGATGAGTTGGAACGCCTTCGGTGGACTCGATGTCGTCGGCCTTCGACAGGACCACGCTGCCGAGTTCTATTCCTTCTTCGACGCCCGGTACCGTCGCATCACCAAGGCGCAGGCTGCACCCTGGCTGCCAGATAAGTACCGCAGCGTCAGGTACGTGTCACTGCCGACAAAGATGCTGAAGGCGTACCGGGAACTCGACGAGCAACTCATCACGCGGCTCGATGACGGAACGATCGTCTTCGCATCCAACAACCTCACGCAATCAACACGTCTCCTCCAGATGTCGTCTGCTTATGGGACAGTTGAGGCCGATGGACGGTACATCCTCACCGAGCCGAGTCCGAAATTGGACGTGATGGAGGAAATCCTTGCCGAGCGTGAGGGCCGTCCACTCGTTGTCGCGGCACTCAGTCGTCAACTCATCGATCTCGCCGCAAAGCGACTCGAGAAGAGTGGCGTATCGTTTGGCCTGATCACGGGCGCCATCCACGAGAGTGACCGGAGACGGAACCTCGATGCCTTCCAAGCAGGCCGGCTCGCGGCGTTGCTGGTGACCATCGGAGCGGGCGGTGAAGGCCTCACGATGACAGCGGCTGACACCATTCTCTTTCTCCAACGGTCCTGGAGTCTCATCCAGAACTTGCAGATGGAGGACAGGGTGCACCGCATCGGCAGTGAGATTCATGATGCCATCCACGTCATCGACGTCATCACGGAAGGCACGATTGAGGAGGACCAAATCTTGAGAATACATGACAAGTTGACACGCCTGGAAGAGGTCCGCCGTGACGGGCTTGACTTCGCTGTCGCCGGGTCCGACGATCTACGAGTAACAGAGAAGAGTACATCATGAATCACTCCACCACCATCCAATGGACGCTCCGCCTCGCGGACGCCGCGCTCATTCATGACACCTTGCGCGACGCCGCCCGCCAGGCCGAGCAGAGCGCCGACTACTTGGAAGGCCCTCGCTACGCCGAACAAGAGCAGGCCAAACAAATGGCGAAGCCAAAAGAGGAACGGGGCGCACCGTGGACCCTGTCCACGCATGATCTCGAACGCATCGGTGAGAGCAGAGCCAAGGCCGCCAGACTCTATGACCTTGCCGAGGCGTGATGGCGAAGGCAGAGATCACCGTCACGGTGAAGGACTTCGACAAGGTCAAGGAGCTGTTCGAAGCGGCCTCGGCCGTGCTTCCGTACGTACCTCGAGGGCGACGACAGTCACGTCTCGCTCGCGCACTCACGGCCTTCTCGGAGGAGTCATGATCGTCGCATTCGACTTCGACGGCACTGTCTGCGACAGCATGGGCGGATTGGAAGACCTCGCCGTGAGTGTCATCCGACGTCACTGGGACATCGCTGACGAAGATGTGATCCGGGAACGGTACCGTGAGACGGCGGGCGACCCATTCGACGTACAGTTGCCGCGAATCATGAGTTCCAACGGCCGTGAGGTGAGTATTGCTGCCGCGGAATACGCCATCGAGAAGATCAACGTAACAATGCAATCAGCACCGAAGTGGAACGTGATCGACGTCATGAGTGACTTGGTCGTTACCGGTGCAGGGGTTCACGTTATCTCATCCACGACGGCGCCACTGATTCGTATGTGGCTGCGGAAGCACTTCGACAAACTTGAGTATCGCATTCACTGTCACGGCATCGACATGGGAACGAAAGTCGAGAACCTCACGAGGTGCCAGCCGGACTACTTTGTCGGTGACAGCGTTAGTGATTGCATTCGCGCCGCGCAAGTTGGAGTCAAATTCTTCCACGTTGACTCAATCGAGGACCTCCTCGCCGAGGTACTGAAGTGAGTGCAGAGGCATACCGCGAACTCTTCGTCGACTTCTGCCGAGCCGAACTCGCGAGCGGCGGTCCCGATCCGCAGGTGACACTCGTCGGCCGTGCTGTCCGAGAGCGAACGGATCTCGTGCCGGCCGAACAGGCTGTCAGGTGCGGCTTGTTTGTCGTGCCATACACAGTCGGTGCCGGAGCAGTCCTTTGGAATCTCCGCGATTGGGGGCAGGCAGATTGGGCGTCCTTTCTTATCGAGCACAAGGACGGATTCCCGATGCGACGTGAGCGTCGGTCGGTCTGGGGCGACGACCGTCGCAAGTTGATGGAGTCCGTCGTGTCATGGATCGACTTCTGCTATCGCGTCCTCCCTGACGCAGCCGACGGTACGTACGATGAGTTGTACGCGAGCATCGGCAAATACGTGAAGTACTTCGGCAGGTACGCGACGATGAAGGTCATTGAGACGATGCACCAGGCCGGCCTTCACGTCCCGGCGCAGTCGTCGATCGTCGCCAAAGGTGCGAAATACCCTCGGAAGATGCTCGCAATGTTATTCCCTGAGCATGCCGAACGGATGAACTCGAAAGCGAACGACACCGAGACGATCAAGCTCGCAAATGATCTCGCCTACATGGCGTATCAATTCATCGGCGAGCGCGCAACATGGTTCCAACTCGAGACCCTCCTCTGTAACGCTAGGCAGGCGCACGATGGTAAGTACCCGGGCCGGAGTCACGATCGCGAGCTCGCGCACTGGCGGAAGGCCAATGGGTACTTCAGGCGAAAGGGGATGGACCTTCGAGAAGTCATCCCATTCTACGGACTGCGGCAGACGCTGTTCCCGCACGAGTATCTCGGCGAACTTGGCGCTCCGCCCTGGTGGCAGTCGAGAGAACACCTGGAAGTCGCCCAGAAAGAGAAGGTACGCGGTGCCCTGGCAGATCGATGATCAACTGTGGGTGTGCGGCACACCGACTCTTGAGCAGACTGTTGCGCGCAATTGGACAGCAGGCGTCACGGTTTGCACCAAGTTGCCACCCACTGACGTGCGTAACGTACTTACATGGTGGCAGCACATTCCCGTGAGAGATGGGAAACGTCTTCAAGTTGATGACTATGTTCGTGCTCGTGATTACGTCCTGGCAATGCTGCAGAACGGACATCGCGTCGTCATCAACTGTCTTGCCGGCCGTAATCGCTCATGTCTCATCGCCGCTCTCGTCCTGATGGAGCGATATCAAATCGACGGCGCGAGTGCGGCGTACATAGTACGTGCTCGCCGACCGAACGCACTTGTCAACCCGGTCCACCTCGAGTGGCTCACGAGTCTGGAGGCTCGAACATGATTGAACGTCAAGCAATGCGCAGCACCAAGAAGGAACTCACCGATTGGCTCAACGAGGACGTCGTCGAGTTCGTCATCCGACGTCACAAGCACGACGGCCAGTCATATACCGAGATCGCGGCAGAACTGCGCAAGAGCGGATTCTCGGTGACGACGAAGATGCTCGTCAACTGGGTGTATGAGAGCAAGAGGACGAAGTGATCTCCGACGACGATCGCGAATTATGCGGCCCGAGTGTCGACATCTGCGCATGGTGCAGCGATTCCGAGTGTGATGGGATCTCGTGCATCGCATCCCTTGACGTAGAGAATGCTGAGGATCACCCAGCGATCGAGCAACTCCAGGCATGGATCAGACGTGGTCGTTTCTTCGAGCAAGTTGAGCGAGTTCTTGCGGAATCTGAGAATCGTCCAATCCCTTCAAGGTGGGGATCATGATCCTCAACATCCGCGGCTCGTCGTGCAGCGGCAAGTCCACCAACCTCTATCGCCTCCTGCAGGACTACCCATCAGTTGAGGTGTGGGAGAAGGTCGGCTGGAACAAGGTGAAGCCTCGGCAGGTCGGTCACCTTCTCGCCGGCGGGTTGTTCATCGTCGGTCCGTATGCATCGACAGCAAAGACCGGCGGGATGGACATGTTGATGCCGGGTAAGACCGAACTCGTCACGAGTTGGCTCGAACGAAATTGCGCGATCTATTCGCATACATGCTTCGAGAGCATGATGGCGAGCCTGGCGATCGGTCGCTATCACGAACTTCGCAAGCGCCTCGACGTTACGCTCGGCGTCCAGAACAGCATCACATTCGCCTTCCTTGACACACCGCTCGAGGTCTGTCGTGAGCGCATCCTGTCCAGGAATGACGGGAAGGGACCGACCGGGAAGGGCATCAACGAGGAAGCGACCGTCGATCACCAGTGGAAGCGAGTCCGACAGATCAGGGAACGCTTCGTTGAGAAGGGCGAGCGGTGCGAAACCCTCCCGTACGAGTCGTCGTATGAGGTGATGATTGCCCTCCTCATGTCCGGCGGGTGGGACCCCTTCTCGTCACCACCGCCTCAGCACGCCAAGGTCAAGACTCGGGTCTCACTCGAGCAGGTGTACCGCGAAGTCGCGGCTGGTCAATACCCTGATGCGGACCCAGATCGCATCCAGCGATTCAAGAATGAAGTCGCGAAACACTCTGAGAAATTCCCACAGGTGTAGATATATGACTAAGAGAAAGAACGGGTATCACCGCATCTTCATCGAAGCAAACGGCCCAGGACCATGGCCGTGCTACGGATGTGACGAGTTAGTCACTAAGTTGCTCATACACCACTTGGATAAGGACGCATCGAACAACGACCCAAACAATCTTGTCGCGATGCATAGTCCATGTCACCACAGATTGCATCAACTTGGAAGGAAACACTCAGACGAGTCGCGCCAGAAGATGAGTGAAACGCGATTAGGTAAGAAACTCTCGCCGGAACATAGCCGAAGAATTGGTGAAGGACATCGCGGGAAGATCATTTCGGCTGAACACCGAGCTGCATTACGAGCGTTTCGGCTCGGGAGGCCTATGGTGCAACGTCTGTTCAAGTGCGGTGATTGTGACTTGATAACAATCGGATCAGCTCTTCATCCACACCAGAAAGCGACAGGGCACCAGGGTAAGACTGAGGTTGGCACGACATGAGGTACTTCACCAACTCGGAGATGTCCACCTTCCGCGACTGCCGTCGCAAGTGGTGGCTGGGGACATACCGTCGGCTGCGACCAAAGGCGCGAAAGTTGGTGGGGCCAGCACCAATCGGATCTCGGACGCACCAGGCGCTCGCGCAGTGGTACGTGCCAGAGGGTACACCGCGAATGGACCCGCGTGAGGCGCTTGAGGCGATCATCACGCAGGACAGGGCGGACCTGCTCGCCTCACTCGGCGAGGATGAGGTCGCGAACGGTGAGACCGTGAAGGAGTTCGAGAAGGAGAATGACCTTGTCCGGGCGATGATTGAGGGATACGTCCAGTGGCTCGAGGAGACCGGCATCGATAGCGACTACCGGGTCATTGGCAGTGAAGTCGCAGTTGAGTACAAGTTTGCTGATGGGCTCTCGATCGCAGGTCGGATCGACACGCAACTCGAGCGGATCAGCGATGGCGCACATCTCGGCATGGACCACAAGACGGGCGACTTCGGTAATCTCCGGAAGCAACTACCCATGGACGAGCAGATGTTGTTGTATGAGATTCTCAGGCGACTGACAACCGACGGTCGTAGCGACGGCATGCTGTTCAACATGATCCGGAAGGTGAAACGAACAGCCGCCGCCAAACCACCATTCTACGAGCGCCTCCCGGTGCCATTCAATCAGCACCAAATCAACAGCGCATGGTACCGGGTGATGGCGATCATCAATGACATCCTCGCTGTGACCGCTCGGCTTGACTCAGGGGAGTCTCACCTTACTGCGGCGTACCCGCGCCCGAACAAGGATTGCTCGTGGAAATGTGAATTCTTTGCGGTTTGCACAATGTTCGATGATGGCAGTCGCGCTGAAGACATGATACAATCTCTATACGTCGTCGGCGATCCCCTCGACAGATACCCGGACCTTACAGGAGGGACCGCCGATGAATGACCCGAGGACGCTGAGCATCCTTGTTCACGCCGAGAGCAAGGTTGGAAAGTCCACGCTTGGGGCAACATGTCCCGCGCCGGTCTGCATCCTCGATGCTGAGGGTGGCACCAAATTCTTGCCAGGTAGCCCATACCTCACGCAGAGGCTCGGTCGGCCATTCGTAGTTACGCACTGGGAACCGTCACAGCCACCACCAATTCCCGACGGAACATGGGATGCTGCCGTCGTGACAGTCCGTAGTTGGCAGGATGTCCAATACGCGTGGCAGTGGTTAGCGCAGGGCAATCATTACTTTGCGTCAGTCGTCGTCGATTCGATCACAGAAGTCCAACGTCGTGCCAAGGCAAACTTGAAGGGCACTGAAGCGATGTTGATCCAGGACTGGGGTCAACTCCTCACGGTTATGGACACCGTCATTCGCGGATTCCGCGACCTTACCATCGACCCGTATAACTCGATTCGGGTTGCGATGTTCGTTGCTGAGACTCGACAGATCGACGGCAAGTTTCGCCCGTACATGCAGGGGCAAATCAGCACATCCCTTCCGTACTGGGTCGATGTTTGCGGGTATCTCTATGTCGACCAGATCCCGGATGCCAACGGACAGAACACGCAGACTGTTCGTCGCCTGCTCGTCAATCAGACGGCACTCTACGAAGCTGGCGAACGAGTCCAAGGTCTCGTTGGCCCCGTCGTTGATCACCCTGACATCTACCAGATGCTTGAACTTATTTATCCGCACTACACACAACCACAGGAGACAAACGCATGAGCACAATCGACTTCGGCGCCCTCATGGCCGAGGCAGGCGAGGGATTCCAGCCGGTTCCATCAGGACCGTACAATGTTCAAGTCTCGAAAGCCGAGGCAGTCACATCATCGACGGGCAAGCCCATGATCAAGGTGCAACTCAGGATCATCGGCGGACCGCATGACGGCCGACTCCTCTTCGATCAGTTCGTGATCACGGCCGGCAATCCGAATGCTCTTGCATTCTTCTTCGATCACATGGCCGCATTCGGACTCGACCGTCCGTGGTTCGCCCAGAACCCGCCGATGGAGACGGTCGCCGCGACACTCATGAACCGGCAAGTCGCCGTCAGCGTGGGTATCAAGCAGTTCAAGGGCAGTGACCGCAACGAAGTCCAGGCATACAGTGCTATCGCTAGCGGGCAGATCGGCGGCGTCGCACCGACCGGATACGGTCCTGGCGCCGGTGTTCCGCAAGCCGCTCCAATTCCGCAAGTCGCGGCCCCCGTACCGGTCCCTCAGGCTCCCGTCGCGGCCCCTGTTGCACCTGCCCCCATCGCGCCGCAGGTCGTACCTCCGCCGGCCGCGATCGCGCCGCAGGCTCCCGTTGCTCCTCCGGCGCCAGTCGCCCAGGTCCCGCCGCCGGCACCTGTCGCACCTCCTGCGCCTGTCGCTCCCGTCCAGGAAGTGCCGCAGGCTCCAGTCTCACAGGCTCCCGTTGCTCCGGCACCGGTCCCGGCCGCTCCGTACTCGGCCAACGACGAAGAGCCGTTCTGATGGCGGCCCCACTCTCGATTGAGGTTCCGATCAGGATCAAGTCACTCGACGTACCGATCAACCTGCAACTCAATGTCACCGCGAATCTCGCGGTCGAGATGGAGGCAGATCGGTCCAACTTCGAGGACGTGGGTGACTTCCACCGTAAGTTCGACCTTCACACGAGTGACGACTGTGTCGGTCCCACCAACATCACAGACGAACTCATCGAGTTCAGAACGCAATTCATGCAAGAAGAGCTTGATGAGTTCATCGACGCCATCAACCGGATGGATCACGCCGACGCATTTGATGCCCTCATCGATCTCGTCTATGTCGCGATGGGCACCGCCCACCTCTTCGGCTACCCGTGGCAGGATGGTTGGGACGAAGTCCAACGGGCGAACATGACCAAGCAGCGTGCAGCGACAGCAGATCAATCCAAGCGCGCCAGCACCTGGGACGTCGTGAAACCTCCGGATTGGACGCCGCCGGACATC